TCATCGCGAGTGCGGCCTAGAGGTCGAGCGGGCAACAACTTGAGAAATCACAACAAGGCTTCCTGTCAGTACTGTCAATACGATGAAGGGCCAAAACCAGCTTGCTGTCAGATCGAACATGCGCCCAATAGCCCACGGCCCCAATGCACCAAGACCATAGCCAAGGCTTTGGACGAGCGCCGAAAGCGTTCGCGTCTGCGCCGTGGTGGCCGTGCGTTCAATAACCAGCGTAAAGGTAATTGAAAAGAATGCACCTTGACCCAGTCCCCCACAGGCGCTCCACACAACCCACCAGGAGGGAAGCAGGAGCATACCAAGGGGCATGAGAAGCCACGCACAAGAAACAATCCCCAAGATTGTCGACGTTTGACCGCGGATCAGTCGCTGAACGGCCATCATTGTCAGAGGGGCGATGATTCCAATGACGTGGTAGATCGAGGCAGCAAATCCGGCATCGGTACTGTTCATCTGCAGCATTTCTGCCAAGATTCGCGGCAGCCATGCAGCAACACCGAAATAGCAGAAAGTATTGATTGCGAATGCAAGCGCCATGAGCCAAGCGATCGGCCAGCGATAGATTTCCGAGGCCGTGGCCGCTTCGCTGGTGATAAGCGCATCGTCTGAGCGGACCTTCCATCCGGCCTTACGTGCCAGAAACGGCCGGATTCCGGGGTGCTTGAGGGGATAGACGATCAAGCAGGCCACTAGAGCAAGCAGAGCTGGACCAACTCCCCATACTCCCGCAGCGCCTTGCCAACCGATATAGGCAACCAGTGGAAATGTGAAGGCAGTGGAGGCCGCGATCATCACATCGATCATCGTGGAATAGATGGCAGTCATGATCCCTGCGCGGTGGCGAAAGTCCCTGCTGATCAGCATGGTGATGACGAGATTTCCCGCCGTTGTTCCAAGGCCGATCAGGAAGGTCCCCAGAAAAAGGGTTGAGCTGAATCCCAAAGAGCGCACGATCGCACCTGCGATGACGATTGCTAATCCAAGTGACACAGCTTGGTTAAGCGCAAAGTGGCGAAGAACAATCGAGGTCAGCGGGGTGAAGAATCCGAAGCAGAAGACGGGGATAGAAGTGACCAAGCCGGCCTGGGCCGCAGAAAGTCCCAGCTCTTTTTGAACAACGTCAATGATCGGAGGCAGAGCGGTGATGCCTCCTCGCAATGATCCGGCAAGGAGGATGAAAGCGCTGAGAATGATGAGGATCCACACGAACCTACGCTGGAAAAATCGCGCGTAAGCACCCTGTTTCACGGCAAGCTCTTTCTTCGTTGTGACCGTACACACCCATCAGCAATGTTTTCACAGTTCGTGGAGGAAATCACCTAGCGTACAGATTCCCGCGCAACAGTGGGCACAACTCGAAAAGAATACGACCGTGCCACAGTCAAGAGTGTGACTAATCTTGCTAAAATCCTGCTGAATAATGGACTTCTCGATGATTTGAGCAAACATGAAATCAAACGACTTCTGTCCACGTCTAACAACGTTCTCGGTAAGCAGGATGTGAGCAGCTATGTCCAAAATGTCCTTGACATTATGATTGACAACCAGCTGCGCATGGGAGCTAATCATCTTGGGAAATTGCTCTCTATTCGTGCCAGTCGGGTTGATGCTCGCGGAATTGAAGTGCAAGGCAAGTTGGATCCGGAAGGGCAACAAATTGCACAAGTGCTGAAAAAGTCCATGTCTCTGCCAATTTTGGATATTGAGGAGAGAATTTCCAACGCACTTGACCGCATGGGAAGCAACGATTCAGCTGTTGCCAATGAAGCCCTTATAGAATACAACGGACTGCTCCTCGCTCGTTCGTATGCAGAGGCTGTTATTGAAAGTAAGGCGGAAGAAAAAGCTTTGCGCGACAGCCTTAAAGAGGCGAAGGAAGAATATGAAAGTGGAAACATGACCCGCGAAGCTTATCGCGAGTATGTGGAATCCACGAAAGACGCGATTCGCCAAAACAAGATTGAGCGTATAGAGTCTTATCGTAATATTGTCGGGCAAATCAGCGGCATCCTCGGAGACAGTGTGGAACGTGCCAAGCAATGGCGTGAAGACGAAAAGCGACGCGTGGCGGAAATTCACCACAATGCAAACTCCGACATGGAGGGAAGACCTGCAAATGAGCATTATAAGGAAAGTACATTGCAGAAGATTTCCAACAACTCTATTGTTCGTTTTCTGTTCGCCCCCTTAGCTACTTTCGACCAGATGCTTCGCCTCTTCGGCGACAAGAACGTGAAAGGAGAAGGTTATCTATGGAATCGCTATATGCGAGGTTGGGTTGATGCTACGGAAAAAGAATACACCGGCTATCGCGACTCATTGAAAATTCTTGATGAAAAGGTCAGTGAGATCTTTGGCAAGAAGAGGAGATGGAGTAAAATGCTGATGAAGGATGATATGGTGTGGAGTGATCTTTACGATTTGGAGCGCGAACTTCCCAAGGGCACTGTAAAGTTTTGGGACGGCGGTGAGATGAAAGAGTTTGAATTGGCACAGGGCAATCTGCTTTATATCTACATGGCCAACAAAATGTCAGATGGTCGAATGAAGTTGCGAAAAATGGGAATCACGGATGGAGATATTGAGAGAATCGAAGCTCTTCTTGATCCACGTTTTATCGAACTTGCGGATTGGATACAAGAGGAGTTTCTTGTACAGAAGCGCAATGAGTACAACGAGGTACACAAGCGCATGTTCGGTACTTCGATGGCTGCTATCGATGACTATTTCCCCTTGAAGATACTTGCCAATGCAAGAATTGAGAATGTGGATGTTGCCGACGAAACGACAGACAGTAGTTTGCCGGGAATTTCGACAGGCAGTATTATGAAGCGCAGACGCAACAATCTTGCCCTTGACATTACAAATGCTGATGCCTTTAGCGTGCTCCTTGATCATGTTCAAGAAATGGAGCATTGGGCTGCTTTTGCAGAGTTCAATCGTGACTTGAACACCTTACTGTCGTACAAGCGCTTCCGCAACCAGGTCATGAATATGGCATCTGTCTATGGTGGCGGTAAGACATTGTGGAAAAAATTCCGCGATGTATGTAGCATGGCAGCAGGTTCTTATCGTCCGCTCACCAACACCTTTGATAAAGCCGCAGTAAACATGGCCAAGGGGGTGACGGCTTCAAAAGTCAACTTCAGAGTCTTTACGGCGTTGAAGCAGTTCCTTTCTATGCCGGCTTACCTTTCGGACAGCGATCCCAGATATTTGGCAATGAATCTCATCAACCCGATAGGTGCATGGAAATGGGCGATGAAGAATCTCCCTATTTTCGAGAAGCGTTGGAAAAGCCGCATGGCGGGAGATCCCAGATTGTTGAAGAATGAGATGGATTGGAAGCTGTGGCAAAGCAAAGTTGTAGAAATTTCCACACGTATAGGTATGACTCCCAATGCGTTTGTAGACGCTCTAACTGTTTCTATCGGTGCACATTCTATGTACCAAACGAAGAAGCAGAAATACCTTCGCTACGGGTATGATGAAGATACTGCCGAAAAGCGAGCCAAGCAAGACGCAACAATTCTATTCAATCAAACTCAGCAGTCGAGTGAAAGCGCATTCCTTTCCACAATGCAGGTCGACAGAACATGGCTAAGTGTTTTGTTTACTATCTTCCGCAATTCGTCGATGTCATATACCCGACAGCTGCATGATGCCGTTCGCAACCTCAAACACCGATTTGAACCCGGCTACACGGGATTGACGGAAGAGTTTATGGCGAAGCAAATGTATAGAGACGGTATAGATCCTGGACAAGCTGACCGAAACGCGAAGAACGAGTACAGAAGAGCATTGCTGCGCGATATTGCACGTGTTGCCGTATTTGGATTCATTTTGCAGTTTGCTTGGAATCTTGGTGCAAAGCTTCCTTACCTCATCCTTGGTGATGACGATGAGGAAAAAGAAAAACTTCTAAAAGACGCAGGTATTCAAGCTTCATTTGGAAGTCTCGAAGGATTGACGGGAGGAGATGTTATTAGTTCAGCCGGTCTGATGGCCGTAAAAGGCGAAGGTAATTTGAGTTATCTCACAAAGGATATGCCGCTGGCTAGCGATGTTGCATCTATTCTGAAAAACATGCCAAAGGATAAAGTCGCTGCCATGAATGATGTCATCAACCTGCTTGCGCAAACAACTTTGGCAGCCAACCCTCAGTCTCTTACAGATGGTGTTGTCGCAATTATGGATTATTGCGGGGATGATCCGAAAACTTCGCGCGAATGTGCCCTACTTATCATGCGAATTATGAACTGTCCGCAAAGCCAGATTGACAAGGTTTACTTTGATGAACTTGGGGTGACAGCCTCAGAAGCTCAAAAAATGACCCCAGCCGAGATTGCCGAACGATATGCTCGCTACAAGGTTTATAGGTCTGCTCCTCTTACAGGGTGGGCATATACCGAAGAAGAACGTCGTTCCGCAATGGAAAGGTATTCAAAGGGGGCTATCAAAAGGGCTAAGGAAAAGCTAAAGGCCAATCTTGAAACAGAAGAAACGAAGCAGCTGCTATCGGAGTATGACAAAGTGAGAAAGGAGGAAGCAGCCCTAAATAAGCTCAAATCGACCGATATAGAAGCATACGCCGAAAATCTCCCATTGTTCTACGAAAAGAATGACATGGCTGTTCATGAACGTATCAAACAGTACAAACAGGACATGAAGACGCTCACAGAAGAGTTTCTCCGAAGCAAAAGTGCGAAAGAGCTTGATGAGATAACCAAGACGATGTTTAGTACACGCGACAATATGCTTAAAGAGATCCGACTTCAGAAGCAGCAATAGTTAATCTACAAAGGACGGTGCAGAGTATTACTTTTGCACCGTCCCAAAGTTTAGCAAATATGGCAATGGAAAAATTACATAGACTAAGTGCAATCATGCCGGATGAAGAGCTTGACAGCATTTCTTCATCCAAACGTCGTCTCGGGAATAGTCGAGCCTTCGAGGTGTTATGGCAAGCGCAGCAGTATTGGCTCGCGATGGAAACCTTTCGAAGAGACCGAGAGCGTAACAAGAACTACACCTATGGTAGGCAGTGGGAAGATATGGTGTGTGTAGATGGTAAGCAGATGAAGGAGGAAGACCTTATCAAGAAGCAGGGCAATGTTCCATTGAAGAACAATCTTATTCGTCGTATGGTGCAAGCCGTATTGGGTGTATATCGCAGTCAGTCCAAAGAGCCGACATGCACTGCACGTGATCGAGATGAACAGCGTTATGGGGAAACGATGAGCACCGTGTTGCAGTGCAACATGCAGTTAAATCGAATGACCGAGATAAATGCTCGATGTATGGAAGAGTTCCTAATATCAGGATTTGTGGTTCAGCGCAAGTGGTTCGGTTGGCGAGAGGACAAGTTGGATTGCTGGACAGACTATGTACAACCCAACAACTTCTTCGTCGACAACAATATGAGGGATTTTCGTGGGCTGGACTGTTCATGCGTAGGAGAGATCCATGACATCTCCTTTGAAGATTTGTGCCAACGTTTTGCCCATAGCCCTGAGGAGTACGCAAGATTGGCAGAGATCTATAAATTTGCAAAGGACAAAAGTTACTTGGGAGCTGTCTATAATGATTTCGGCTACCCTCTTCAAGACAACTATGACTTTCTTGTCCCCTTTGATTTGACGAGATGTCGGGTAATAGAAGTGTGGCGCAAAGAGAGCAAACCAAGAGTGCGCTGCCACGACGTAAATAATGGAGACGTCTTTAAGGTTGAAGTTGAGGATTTCCAAGAACTTGTCATAGATAAGAACAATAAGCGTCTTCAACAAGCGCAAGAATTTGGAATAAACGAAGAGGATGTACCCCTTATCCGCTATGAGTGGTTCATGGACTCATATTGGTACTACTACATGCTTACTCCTTTCGGTGATATACTCGAGGAGGGTGAAACGCCTTACGAGCACAAGAGCCACCCTTATGTTTTCAAGGCATACCCTTTCATAGACGGAGAGATACACTCGTTTGTAAGCAACGTGATAGACCAACAGCGATACACTAATCGCCTTATCACAATGTATGATTGGATTATGCGAGCTTCCGCCAAGGGCGTGCTTTTGTTCCCCGAAGAATGTTTACCCAAGGGAATGTCCATGGAGGATGTGGCCGACGAGTGGTCGCGTTTCAATGGAATAATCATGATAAAGACCCCAAAGGCAGGGAATGTTTTGCCACAACAAATAGCTAACAATAGCACAAACATAGGTATCTCGGAGCTGCTGCACCTCCAGTTGAAATTCTTCGAAGATATTTCCGGCGTGAATGGAGCAATACAAGGTAAGCCGGGCTACTCGGGAATGTCCGCAAGTTTATACAACCAACAGGCACAAAACGCCACGACCTCGTTGTTAGATTTGCTCGACACCTTCTCCGCTTTTATCAGAGACGGAGCATATAAGGATGTCAAGAACATTCAACAGTTCTACGACACTCGGCGCGTATTCAACATCGCCGGTAAAAATTCCACCATCGTTGAATATGATCCTCAAAAAATACGCGACGTGGAGTTTGATTTGAGCGTTGTAGAAAGTACAGCAACGCCAGCCTTCCGCACGTTGACCAATGACATGCTCATGCAGTTATGGCAAGCCAATGCAATCAGTGTGGAACAGTTGCTCGAACATGGCGATTTCCCATTTGCGGATGAATTGCTACAGAGCATTAAGTCGCAAAAAGAGCAGCTACAACAAGGGCAAGTCCCGGAAGGCTTATCGCCAGAACTTGCCCAAAGAGCACAACAGAATGTAAACATGGAAGCTGTGAATCAAGCACAGCAGATGTTACAGCCCTCGTGAACACTTAGATAGAAGCCTCGGAAACGGGGCTTCTATTTTTTTTGATTTTCCTGCATGTGTTGGCGACCCAATAAGGCCTTTCCATCTCATTATAACAAATGTGCATTCCTATAGCACGTGTCATTAGCAAGTCGTCATGTTTCCCCGTAATTGCTCCATACGCCCCATTTTTTTTACGTTCATAGGTTATATACTCCGAAAGGCAGCGTCTATCCCGTTCGATATATAATTGTTCTCGTACAACCTTGATTAAGGTTGATATAATCATCGGCTTTGTCAGAACGTTAGTATGGAAACCATATTTCCGAGGCGCACCTTCGCGTATCTCATCCTCTGATTGTTTACGCGCATAAAGGTTAGGGTATGTATCCGAAATCTGATTAAGGATGTATTGAGATTGGTCTCCCCCTTCAATCTGCCGTTCCTTATCATGTGTTTCTAAGGTGTTAGATTCAATGACAAGTAAGGAGTTATCATAGAACGCCGCAATCTGTGCCGCCCGCCATGCAAGTCTGTCAATGTCACAATGCCCATACCACTGCGCAACTACTGACGGAGGCTCGCTGGCGTCAATCATACTCATTCGGTCGAAGACAACTATAACAGACCAGTCGGACTTATTTGAGCGCCCACCAACGTCTACAACCGTTAGGTATCGGTGAGCGACCTCTCCGTCTTCGAAGGTTTCAGGCATTGCCCATATCGCCAATTGACCTTGTAAATCTTCTTTGAAGCGCAGATTTGAAAGAGCCTTTTCCCCCTCGTCTGCATCAGCATAAACTTCTCCGACAAACCGAGGAGGAATGCAAAATCGCTCAAACTTTTGTACTCTGTATTTGTCGAATACCATAGCGCCAGAATGAACAAAAGCTTCCACATCGTCAGATGGGTATTCCGAAGCCATTACGGCGAAATCATCCTTGCCCGAGCGTTCTATTATATACCAGTTGATACCCTCCAGTGTAGCCCCTTTCTCCCACAATGACCACAGATAGCGTCCACTTTCCTCACGATTTGATGCCACATAAGCATTCTCCCGATTTCGATACAGCCACTCTGCAAAAGCCTGTTTTTCAGAGGTGGATGAAAACTCTTTCCGGTATAGTTCAATCTGAAACCACGCAATAAATAGTGCTTCGTATTGTGATTTTATCGTTGGATCAGCCGCTGCAGTGTACTCCGTGTGAAAGAAATTGCCGGTACCATTGGGCGTACTTTCCATTACAATCATCGTAAACGGTTCAAAGAGAATCCCCGAACAAGCAGAACGAACTATATCTTGTGGAGATTTCCCATCAGTCTTTGCCCAGAGTCCGACCTCAGACAAGTGAACAAGAGAATAAGCACCACCTCGGCATCCATTGGGACGCTCTGCTGTACCGACTTTGATTTTACAATTGCGTTGTGGAACGCGATGAGTAGAGCCCGATTTCCCGACACTCACCATTTTAGGTTCGTTCTCAGAGTAAGCCGCTCCAAGATCATGTAGAAATTCTACCGGATACCGCTTGATCATCAGATCGAACATATCCTTGATCTCATCAGAGGCAGCCCCTTGGTGGGCAATAATGAGCGAGTTCAGCCCCTTACGATGATTGAACTGCAGCCACGCCATGTATATTTGAGTTGTCGTAGAACCTCCCCATTGACGCGCTTTTAGTAGTATAACACGTATAGGTAAACCAGCTTTCCTTTTTGCTTCAAACTTATTTACTAAGACGCGTTGCGGATAATACAGACGGAAGAGGACGTCCTTCCCGGCTTTTTTGTTGTGGATGTAAATCAAAATTGCTGCCCAAAAAGGGAAGTCATGCTTGATTCGCAAACGGATCAACTTTCGGGAAACCTTAGTACGGTCGACATCGTTGGGCTCAACCTGAAGAACAGACGACAGAAACTTATCGATAGAGCCGGCCTTGACAAGTTTCTTCACAAACGGTACTCCCATCATCTCAATAGGTAGCCATTGTTTAGGAATAGCGAAATCTGATATGCTTACGCAAATACGATCTCCAATGGAGCCTTCTCCTGTGACAGGGTTGAATGTTGCAAACATTTCCTCATTGCGTCGATTGTTCTCTGCCAGCAATTCAGCAATCTCTGTTTTTTCTGTACTGTTTGTCATCCCATCCATTTTTAATGCGGTAAATAAACTCTCCTACCGTTCGGGCTGTGAGATAGAATTTCGGTGCGGGTTGATTAACGATTAGTGACACCAACTCGTACACTGATTTATGTGGGTGCTGTTCTCGTAATATTGTGAACCTACGGTATATTTCTTCAAACATTTCTCGTTTGTTCTCCCTCATACGTGGCATTGGTTTACCTGCGGCCATTGCAGAAATTACAATAGCCGCCCTCTCTTCGCTTACCCAAAATCGTGATGCAGGAGATTGAGATACGAGTTCAAAAATAACAGGCATTACAATTGTATTTGCTTCTTCGATTTTCTTCCGATAAGCTCTCATGAGATCGCAGTTACGTTCGTGCGTAAAATCAAGAATACTCCCCAAATGTTTCATAGACAAACGGCTTATTGGTTTCTTCAAAGTTACGAAGACCAAGTCGCAAAAGTTAAAAGCAGGGCTATATCAGTAAGCCTTATATTCGCAAGTGAATATATCATACACTTTATACATTGCAAACAATGGCTGAAAACGACGGAGTTATGAGCAGGCGCGACCAGCATTTGGAGCGATTGCGAAACAAGTATCCCGACAAGAAGTTTGAGGATGACGAAGAAATTTATGGGCAAATTTCCGACGATTACGACCAATTCGAGCAGGATATTGACAGCTACAAAGGCAGAGAAAAAGCGATGTCGGATATGTTTGCCGCCGACCCTCGTAGTGCCCAGTTCTTGGCCGACATGCACAAAGGGAACGACCCAGTATTGGGACTCGTAAAAAACTTTGGCCTCGAAATTAAGGACGTGCTTGACAATCCTGATATGCAGGATAAGATTGCTGAGGCAAACAAGGAATATGTAGAGCGAGTAGCCAAGTCGAAGCAGCTCGACGAGGAGTACGAGAAAAACATGGATGCCACTCTTGAAACCCTACGCCAATTCCAAGCAGAGCGCGGAATGGACGATGAGCAAATTGACGCTGTGGCAGAGGCTATGCTCAACGTGGTACGCGATGGGGTCATGGGGAAGTTTACACGCGAAACCTTGGAGATGTTTGTTAACGCCCTTAACCATGACAACGACGTGGCTTCTGCTGGTGAAGAAGGGCGTGTTGCAGGGCGTAACGAGAAAATTGTAGAGACTTTACGCAAGCAGAATAAGGGGGACGGTACATCGCCACTGAACGGCAAAAACGGAGGCGCACCGGGTGGTCAGCACGCAAAAAACATCTTCGCTCTTGCAAGTGAAGCGATGTAGTCAATGAGAGGTGAAGTCGTAAAGTTTCCCAACGTGGATAAACCGCAGCACCCAGCAACAGGCAGCGCAGGACTACGCACACAGGTGCCGGGGGGCATTGCTTCCGTGAGCAATCTCGCGAGAGCAACAGGAGGAATTAGCCCCGGTGGCATCGTTCAGACCGATAGTAAATAGATTATTCACAAGCTAAAAAACAAAGACATGGACGGAGAAACCGTACAAGTAGGTGGAAAAAATCCCACCGTATCATCGGGAACGGCTGGTGCTAAGACACAAGTTCCCGGCGCGCCGACAACAGTCAGCGCAGTTGCCGGTGCGACCGGTGGAGTAGGAGCAGGCAACCTCGTAGAAGCAGATCTCGATGATGAACTTTACAAGTTCAAAAGTGATGACACCCCGTTGATGCAACTAATGCTCAAGGCACGAAAAGTTCGTGTAACGTCCCCCGAGGTTGAGCACTATATGATTGACGAGCCCCGTTCCAGCGTAACTACGACGACCAAAGTGACTGCTGGGACAGCCAAACAGTTCATTTTGCCCCTACTCGCAAATGATGCAGACATCCCTCGTCCGCATGGAACACTGCTTGTCCAAGGTGTGGACGGATATGCTGAAGATGGAACAACGAAGACGCCGGGCTATGACCTCATGCTCTTCGTAACAGGCCAAGACCCCACTACAAACAATCCGATTGTTCGAGCCGTCAATGGACCGAAAGCGAACAGCACAGACGAGTATTGCACTACTCCCGAGATTCCCGCAGGAACAACCCTTATCATTTTGTCAAACGCTCTCTACGAGACGCAGAAAAAAGTCGACCCTGATCTCATTGTTCCTCAAGGTACAACTGTTTATCTTCAAAAGCGTGGCATGAATCAGATTGTATCTGATTACTATGAAGCGCAGAAAAAGAAAATTCCATTCGGAAAGGCTGTTATCGCCGAAGCCGCGATTACCAACTTCAAGGTGCGTGGCAATCGCACTCTTTATGCAGGTCGAAAGGGTAAGATGCAAGTACAGACACCGGAGGTGGGTACGCAGACCATCTACTTCTCAGAAGGTGTGCGTTATCAAGTAAAGAAGGAGCTGCAGCATTCCGGGAAGTGGACTTACGAGGAAATCATTGCCTTGGCTAAGATGATCTTCACGGGAGAAGACGTTCCCAAGATCGTAATCGCTCTTGCCGGTAAGAACTTTTTGGAAAATATCCAATGTATCGACTACTCACAGCATCCGGAAATCGAAATTTCCACTAAGACGAACGCCGTTGGTTGGGTCGTTACGAATTTCCACACGGTCTTTGGCGACATTGAGTTTAAGCACGATCCGACCATTGATCGCTTGAAGTGGAGTAATTCGGCATTCGTCGTTGCTCCAGACCGCTTGATTCACTACCAATATTCGGCCGAACACTCTACGAAAGATCGCGTAGAAGGCGAAGAAGCAACACGTGAGTCGCTCCTTGTGTGGGACGCACTTGCTCTCAAGGGATCGTGCCATATTTGGATTAACGGCGAAGGCAACAACAAGAACTCTGCTTCTACCCAAATTCATTTGTGGAATAGCGACACCGCTCCCACGCAACCGATTGAAGGCGGAGTTTACTACCTCCTGAAAGATTGCCCGGCCATCAATGCAGAAGCCATGAGCGGTCAGATGTGGCAATACAAGCAGAGCGCATGGAAGGAGTATTCCGGTGAGTTCATGGCGACCCAATAAGCCTATCCATAAGTAAAATCAACCGGCAAAGGCGGACAGGTAGTGATGCCGTCCGCCTTTCTTTATTAGAATTAGAATCCTATTCTATATGAAAAAGAAAAGTATCACCTATGGTGTCTACGGAATGATGGAGTATCAAGCCATTATTCCTATGGGGAAAGCCCGTCTCAAAGTCCAGTTTACAGATGGGAGTATTACATCAATTGGGCAGAACCCTGCAAAATTCACGACTTCGGACTTTATGACGCAGCACGCTATTGAAAACAGCGATTTGTACCTGCGTGGATTCATCAAACGAATCAATGTTATTGAGCTTGATGAAGAGATCGACTTTGATAGTGGCACGAATCGTAAATCTGTCAGCACGCCTATGGCAGAAGAAGGCGGAGAGACCTACGCCCCGGGGACAAGCGAATCTTCTGTAGGGGAAGCACAAAACGTTTCGGAGAACGAAGCGGGTTTGATCAATGAAGGGAAAAAGGAACTGACAGAGGTCGAATTCAGCACCAACCAAGAAGCCAAAGATTACCTTGTAGGAAGCTTTGGTGTAAAGGGCAATGTGCTGAAAAATCGCGCAGACATTGTATCAGTCGGCGAGACCTTTGGTGTAAAAATCAACTTCGTCGCAGAATAATAGGTACAACGATATGGTGTATAAAATTGAAGTCGTAGAGCGAGATGTGCGTATTGCCATTGACGAAAACAAGACAAATGAACAGCTCATCAACGATGGGGATATTGACACCTTATCGTTAAATGATATTATTCGCTCAAAGATTGTTGAAGCCGTACAGCGCGTAGAGTCTACCGCTCCCGCGCATTTCTTAGAAGAGGGCCACCTTTTTGGGAGATCCGTCTATTGGGAAACAAACGGGAGCGGTTGGACTCTACTGCCTGACGACTTTATGCGACTTATCGCTTTTCGCATGAGTGATTGGGAGCGTACCTGTTATACAGCTATTTATGTAAACGACCCGTTGTATGATCTACAATCGTCTCGGTATAAAGGAATACGTGGTAATACTCAAAAACCTGTATGTGCCATTGTCAATCGCCCAGAGGGCAAAGCACTGGAGTTTTATAGTTGTAAAAAAAACAATGCCTATGTGCAACGTGCTTCGTACATTCCTTACCCGATGATCGACGAAGCAGACGGAATAGACATCAGCGAGCGTTGCTATACCGCAGTCATCTATACGACTGCAGCCTTAGTATTAACCGCCTACGGTGCAAACGAGCGAGCAGCCGCAATGAGTACCTTGGCCAAAACTATATTCGACTATGAATAGTTCAATTCCTACAGAGCAGTTTGACGGAGATATGGCAGTCGGACGAGATATTACCATCGGAGGTAATTCCGCGATACGAGGGTCTGCTAAAATCGGCCACAATCTTATCGTGAATGGCTGGCTTGAAGCAAAGAACATCAAGGCGGCAAATAAAGGATTGTTCAAAACCGAAGAACAACTCCGCGATGCGTACCCCACACCCGAAAAAGGTTGGTGGGCATTGGTCGCTGTGCAAGGAAGTGAAGCAACTGATCACCTCGGACAGCTTTATATTTCCGATGGAAAGAAATGGGTTGCGCAAGTGGACAGCAGTGAAAATCCTGTGCTCAAAGGAAATCCCACGATAGAACATAAAGTATACACGGAGGCAGTGGATCAAATCACGACAGATCTTACTACCGTAATCGGAGACGTCAAGCAAAATAAAGATCAGATCAAACAGATTCGTAGCACTCAAGCATCAGTTTCCGTAAAATACGAAACTTTGTACACTCAACTATCTAACACAACCAATGCCGGGTTACAAGAAGCTAGTGAAAAAATTTATAAATTAGAATCTGCCATTATAACTAAAAGAACAATTATCTCCCCAACCTCCCGACCAGCTTCTTCGTTCTTCATTCCCCAAATTCAGATTAAGGAAGGGGATCGCTTTATAATTCGCTACTCTAATGCGACTCCCGGTGTTACTCGAATAAACAATGTTGCCCTTGCCAACAACAATGGCGCTAACGTGATCAAAGATCTACAAATAGACAAGACTGTCACCGAAGAATCGGGAAGTTTTGAAATCACAGCGACTACCGATGCTACGCATTTAAGAATGTATGTGATTGGAGCGGGGTGTATACTGGAAGTTTTGAAGCTTAGTTCATTGACCTCACGACTCGATGAGGTGTACTCTTTGTCAAAGTCTAATTCTGACAACATAGAGGAAATAAAGCAGAAAAACACATTAGATGATGCAAAGCCTTACCTTGGGAAAAAGATACTGTCCCTTGGCGACAGCTTCACATACATGAATTATTACGGTAAGTTCTTGGCAAAAGAAACAGGATGTGTACAACGTGGCAGAGGGGTAAATGGGGGGCATCTCGGCACTTTTGTTGGTGATTCGTACACAGGATCACCTAATACCCCTAAAGTGGGACAAGATGTAGTCGAACCTTTTACAGAGGAGCTATTAAACCGATATGACATAATTACTGTCATGGGGGGGACAAATGATTTTGGCGGGCATTACCCTTTGGGAGATATGAACGACGGTGTTGACGTTGATTCTATATACGGCCATACAAGAAAAGTAATAGAAAAGATTTTATCCCTCAAGCCCGATGCAAAAATCTTCTTTTGTACTCAGCCATATAGGTGCGGAAATATAGCCTTTCATGGTGGCCTGGGGGGGTATTCTGCAAATAGTCGTGGAGTTACACTGGAAGATGTAGCAAGCGCGATTGTTCGGTGCTGTGGTTTCTATGGTATTCCTTGTCTTGATTTTTATCACACTGGGGGATGGAATTCCTTTAATAATAAGGTCATGAACCCCAGCGCCACGGGTGTTTACTCTCCTTTTGACGGAAACATCTACACCGTTGATGGCCTGCACCCACGCGATGGAGTAGGAAATGGCGCTGATATGTTAGGGACGGCGTTCGGGAAATTCATAAATCGACACTAATGAAACATAGGTTTCTTTTTATCGTAAAGTAATTGGAGCATTGTCTACAAAGGACGTATATAATAGGGCACAATTACGCTGATACTCCAACCATGAAACATGGTATACCGATAAAACTGAATCTCTCAGATCGCAAAACATAAATCAATGTAGTGGAGCACAACGTGTAGATTTGTGTCTTTAAAACAGAAGTGATAGACAAACAATATATATTCTTAAAAAAACAACATGTACGAGAATTGCTCCGGCAGTAAATCAGCTGGAGGGGATGTAGAATTTTTTATCAGCATTTGCATATGGCAGTGGTATTCAAACTTTGGAAATTTGCAGTAATGGCAATTGGCGGTGTAGTTGGCTGGATGGTAGCAGAGTTCAAACCAACATTCCCTTTGATCGTAGTGGCAGTCGTCTTTATTTTGTATGATGCTTACACAGCGTTCAGGCTTGACAGGCGAGTGCGCGTTGCTTATCCGACAAAAACAAGTCGCGAAAAAGCAAAGTTCACCTCATTCGCTTTCGGAAAAGTCGTAAAACAAACCATCCCCAAGCGTCTGTGGCTTATCCTACTTGCATATATGGCAGAACATTGGGTATTCGTCAATATGAATATCCCTTTATCCTATATGCTTACAGGAGTTATTTGTTTTGAGCAGGCTTGGTCTATCTTAGAAAATGAAAGCAGTTGCAGACCTGAGGAAGAACACCGCTTTTGGAAGCTGTTGCAACAAATTATGGTGGATAAAACAGCGAGACACTTTGATGTGAACCTTGATAAGCTAAAGAACAACGATCGTGCCGACCTCTGACGAATATGAGTAGAGCTACTACTTGTGGCGGTTAGTTGGCACGTACATAAGAAAACGATTAAGATGGAAACAATTACTGTACATGTATTCCAAGACGAAGTGTATGATGAAGTGGCGAAAGTTACAGACTACACCGGGGCAAAACTGATAGATGCTGACGCGAAGGCGAGAGACAGAATTCTTGCCACCGATAATGACTTATCTGACCTTAGTAGGTTTTGGGAAGAATCAGTACTTGTTGCCAACGAAAGATTCAAAGAAATGTTGGTGAGCGGGGCGACAATGGACTATGCAAATACCGGAACTGAACAACAACAAAGATTGAATTATGAAGCAGTAATAGAGGTCAGTAAATCCTTTGACAAGGGACTGAAAGACAACGTACAGTCAGCACTTCGCAATTTTTTTATTTTCTCCATTATTGCACAGTGGTTTAAGCTGGCAAACAAAGAAGAAGCAACGAACTACTTCGAGCAAGCCGGGGAAATGATGACCGGTGCAGAAAGATTGTTATACAGTCGTAGAAGACCTACTAGACCAAGTGACTAACCACTCATTTTACCAGATATGCCAAACAATACATTAGGTGCAAAAAAGAGCGTTACGGCAACGATTAAAATTTCGTGGCTATTGTATGACATTATGAACGAAACTTTCTTGCGTGGTCGCACCATCCAAAACAAGGAAAACCACAAGGAGGTTGCAAGCATGTTCGCATCAGAAGACGAGGAAAACCGAGAGAAAATCCTCAGATCTATCAAAAAAGGATTCGCCGAGGTGAAAACAGAATTGTCAGAGTACCTTGACGAGGATGGAACATCAACCGATAATAGTCATTACAATGGCAAAACAGACCTGACGCTGAATCTGTCAATGCCGAGTAATTTCAATGAGGCAGCGACAACGGGCGTCGGCGAAGCCATTCATGATTATCTGAAAAATACTACGATTGCTGAATGGTATATGGTTACAAATAAATCCGACGCCGAGCAGTATATTGCCCTTGCTCAAAAGAGCCTTGCAAGTATCCAACAAGCCGTAAGCAAGCGTAGCCGCCCGAAACGGCCAACCGAATAATAGATAGCCTATGAGTTGCAGTATAGAGAAAAAGGTCGATAGATTGAATGTCTCATTAACCTTCTCACGAGAGCAGCTCCTTTACGACATCAAGAATTATGCCTATGTCGAGAGCCATGTGATGTCCACCGACACAGAACATGCAAGGCACATGGTCGCTGATGTAGGCGAAGAAGGAAACGTCGATCGCGTAACGAGGGTTCTTGATTTAGGAGTTGCGAAGTGTAGGGAGATGCTCTATCCATGGGCAAAGATGAGTATTTCTAATACCGAATTCAACGACACGCTTCAAGAACAAGCTCAGTATCGCATCGATATGACTGTGCCAACAACGATGTCAGAAACGACATTGTCCTTTGTCGAGCGATACATTCATGAGTACCTCGTGTGCCGCGGCGTGTCAGATTGGTTGAGTATCACCAACCCCCAAAAATCTGAAGTCTGGATGGAAAAGGCGAATGAGGCGGAGAGGGAAATCGGTAGGTCTATCCACTCGCGCGTAGAGCGGACTAGAATCAGGCAACACTGGTTCAAATGAAAAACGAGAGCTGAAGTGGTATTGACTTCAGCTCTCGTTGTCACAAGGGGGGGGCACCGCCGTGGCAGTGATTTATCTTGGTTTGTTGGTCTGTCTTGGCATGAATTGTACAGAAGCACCATTGAGACTCTCATCGGGCGAAAGTGTCGCGACTCCTCCAACGCGGAAATACTTAAACGGCGATCCGCTAAAACCGGACAGTTGTTGGTCGCGCGAAGTCCATACAAGATGCCAGTTTTGCAAATCACGTGATCCGTAAAGTACTGTGGACACATGGCCATAGCGAAACAATCCTCGCTGAATAACACTATCAATTGTCTTTAATATGTTGGGCATTTCAAGTTTGAGGGGGCGACTAATATAGAGACATTTCGTGACACCCTCCTTTGGAATAGAGTAACTGATAAGTGCATTATTACTATCCATTGCCAAAGAGTCGGGATAGGAGTTGAGATGGGAGGAAATGTTGGAGAAGAGCATCCCCCACTGATGACTTTTTAACGAATAGACGTAGGCATAAGTTACACCAGGCGCATAGACAATGACCCGTTGATGGACATAATCGTAGAGCATGCGACACCGCTGCAAGAATTCCTTGAAAGGCTTTGTGGGGAGACACTTATCTGTCTCTGGCTTGTGCCCGAGCATATCATGTAGTTTCCTGAAGCCCGGTAAGCGTAGGACATCGAATGGGTATTGAGAGTCAATAGCCTCTGAAATGCATTGCGTCTGCGACCCGCTGATAAGCATAATACCACGATCTGTAGGGAAAAGCACGGCTGAGTCGAGTTGCGTAATACCATCAGAATTGATGCAGACATCACGCGTAATAGGCTGTCGTGCAGAGTATGTTCCGGTGCTGCTTACCTCTAAAGCCCACACCCCCTCTGTGGTAAAAGCGTAAAGGGGGAACTGACCGAACTGTCCTTGAGACAATGCTTTTGCCGCAGAGCAAATGCCTTTTATTTCTCCTGAACCTACGGAGTTTATTCCAAGCACTGGGAAATAAAACGGGTTGCTGACTTCCGACGTGTAAATTTTGTTAGGACATTGAACGGGAAAGTTATTGCCGTTGGGCAAGGGGGCTACGTTGGGCAACGTAGAGAAGTTCTTTTGGCGTTGCTGCTCGTAATCGAGCACTGCAAATGCACCATTCAGGAACTCGTGTTGCTTTAGCTCTATCGCGTAGCATGGATTGTTATAGTTGTAGATGACAAGTTTGTATGCATTGGGGTTTGGGTAGAACACATAGCAGCCCCACGAATGAGTACTCAATTTCTCCGTTTTCTTAGAGCCGCTTACGGTTGTAATCTTTCGACTATTGAAAATCGCAATTTCCGGTAATATGCGATCTGTTTGGCTCGTCACACAATAGTCCTCTCCGTTCTCCTTGATATACGCAACAATAGTGTATTGGTCTGTAGAAAACGGCACCATGTTGATATTGAGTTTTTGCCCCGTATGTCCCCAATCAAAGCGACCATTGCAAAAGGCAAACATTGATTGCGCTAAGAATCCTTTGAATGGTTTTCTACGTATTCCAGCCAAGTTAAGACGATTGTTGTACACAAAAGAATAGTCAGCGTGCAGTTGATCGTGTGTTAGATAATCGTCTGTCATCACTTCGCGCGTTGTCAGAGATTGCAGATACTCGTTCTCGACGACAATCTCCCGGCGCGAATCGTTTGCTGTGAGACCACTTAATTCGATAGAATACAGTTTATAGAAAGTCGAGGTATTCTTCAATGTTTCTCCCACCTTTCCGTCTGTAAACTCGGGTAAGTGGAATGCAATCGAAGGGAACGTACGATCACTTGAATAGTACATTGCGAAGATTTGAGAATACTCCCACTCGCAATAGTAGTCAAGAAATTTCTTTGAAGAAAAATCCCCAAGCAACTTATCCTCAGCCTTCGATGTTGATACACTATCTTTGTTTTGGGCGTAGAGTCTACCTATGAACTTCGTACTATAGTTGTTGGTGTCATACATCGTTGAAATTTTCCCACTCTGATCGTAAGTATAAATGGGCTTTGACACAAAGACATCAATGCTTTTAATGATGTCAGACCAATCATTCAAATGATAGTAGTCCGTATCACGGATGATGTTGTAATCAAGAGAAGCTGCGACTAGCATAATGTCACACTCTGCTTCTGTAAGGAGTTTTCCTCCATTTGCATGATTCCACCACACAATCGGAGCAGCCTTCGTCGAAGGGTTCATTAGAATTGGTGCAGAATGATGTACAAGAGAACCATCGTATAAACGCAAGGCATAACGAACGAAGAAAGGAAAACAAAATCGTCCTTTGTTCACCGTTTCCTGTGCTACAAACTTGTTAACTTTTGCCATAACCTGCTCGGTTATTCTGGCCTTGTTCGACTCAGAAAACTCTGTATCATAACTATCCCCTTGAATGCCGTCAAAGAAAATTCGGAAAGGGCTTTTGCTTTCGTCTGACAAACTGAAAAGGCGAGGATGTCCAACCAGTCCAAAGGAAACTTCGACCTCGGGGAGATGATCGTCAAGTTCAATGTATTTGTTGTTTTTCCAAAGGTAGTAATAGAATCCACCCTGGGTAAATGCCATGAGAGTATTGCCAATAGCATTAAAATGGGTCACATTGGGTAGGATGGCAATTTCAGAAGTGACGTTACTCTTCTTATCCTTAAAAGAAATCGCCTGTGTCTTATCAGAATAAATGATATAATGTTCAAAAGAAGAGGTTTTGTGAATGAACCTCACCGCCTCCCCTTTCTCTAGTTGTACGATCTTTGATGGTGCTAAAATCGGCTGCAGCGCATCATTCTCCGGCAACAAATTTATCGAGACCGCAAGAGAACCGTCAGGACACTCGTGATCCGATGGAACAGTAGAAAGTCCACTGTATTTAATTTCTTGATTCATAATGGTTTCTTGTATATTATAGGCAGATATACTTCGCCTTCTTTTTTTTCTTCCCGCCCCACCATAAAAGATGCCTGTTGATTAGACACTCCACAGCGGTCAAGCATGAGCCGGCATAGGGTAACCGAGTTCGCGCAATAGTTGTTGAACCCTTTTTTCGTCGGATAGCATTTTGCTATGTGTCGCCCTATAGAATGATCAGTTCGGGAAGCGAACAGATAGCATTCTCCTTGATGGAAGGCAATGTTAATACAATCACCAGGCGACAACGATAGGATACGGGCGATTCTTGCAGTAATGGAAATGCGCCCATTACGCGAGAATGTTATATCCGGCCGCCGTGTTTGCTCCAATAATTTAAGCATGATGTGAACGTCGTATTGTGTGTTAGATCTCTTTTGTGAAGCATACGCTAAACTGATACTCTCGCCTTGATGTGTGGGTGGGGATTGTAGCCCTCGAGCGTAATGTCCTCGTAGCGAAAGTCGTACAAACTGCGCACTTCGGGGTTGAGTCGCAACGTGGGGCGAAAACGCGGTGTGCGGTGGCGCTGTAAGTTTGCTTGCTCGATGTGGTCGACGTAAAGATGCGCGTCGCCGAGTGATATAATGAGATCGCCGACTTCGAGGTCGCAAATCTGCGCCACCATGTGGGTGAGGAGCGCGTAGGATGCGATATTGAAAGGCAAGCCGAGGAACACGTCGGCACTTCGCTGGGAGAGT